ACAGGATCTTCTCGATGAGGAAAATAATCCTCATCTCAAACTCCGAACCTTTGTGCAGGGAGGAGGCTGCTCCGGATTCAATTACGGATTCACATTTGACGATACACAGAACGATGATGACTTTGAATTTGACATCGGACGCTGGAAGATACTGGTCGATGCTATGAGCATGCAATATCTACAAGGTGCCAGCATAGACTACAAAGAAGATCTACAAGGCAGTCAATTTGTGATAAAAAATCCCAATGCCACCACTACCTGCGGTTGCGGCAGCAGTTTTTCAGTATGAAACAGTATAGAGTCACATATAAAGTAGATACAGGCGGAGACGATTGTGTCTTAGATCCCAACGATCCCTTACATAAGATGAAAGAACAGATGTTCTTAGGCGCTGTTCCTGGAATTGAAACTGATCTAGTTTATCCGGAAAAACAAGGTGAGGAAGACAGACCAATCAATCCTTACAGTCGAGTATGAGAGCTCACGAGTTCATAGAAAATTTTGCCGATGGCAAAAAACCTGGTCGCAAGGGTCTTGCAAAAAGATCAGGAGTAAACTGCAAGGCCAGTGTATCTACCCTGCGTCGCGTGGCTAAACGCAGTTCGGGAGAAAAAGCTCGTATGGCACATTGGTGTGCTAATATGAAAAGCGGGCGCAATAAATAATACATTATGAAAATACGTGATATTTTAGAATCAGCTACAGCAGGTGCTACTTCTAGCGGTAGTATTGCTACTGTAGTAAATCCGCACATTAGCCCAGGAAAAGCTCGAGGTAAAAAAAGCTATACAGGCTCTCCGGGTCGTAGCGGCACTAAAGCACCACCACAGCCAAAAGTAACTGATAACACGGGAAAAAATGCGCTGGACATGAAGGGAACAAGCCTCTTTGGCGGTCCTGCTATCAAAAGATAAATACATTATAAACCTTAGGGATTGGAACCATGGACTTCAAATCATTAATTACTAAAATCAGCTCAATGGACGATAAGATTGCTACCGTTGCAGCACCAGAATTGCCAAAGGCAGTTCAGTTAAACGAAGATGCTCAATTGCGTGTTCTAGCAGGCACTTCTTCATATATCGCAGAAGCTAAGAAAAAATCTGAAGAAAAAGAAGTCAAAGAAGACGATATGAAAGTGGGCGATAAGAAAACCACACACAAAGGTGGCACAGTCGAAAAAACACCAACAGGAATTAAACACACAGCAGGTCCTGGTGTATACGGTGGCACTAAACCAGATTCTCATCCAGACGATGAAGATGATGATGCTCCTAAGACCAAGAAGAAAGCCAAGAAGGAAAGCGTTGATCCAGATGAATTCAAGTCCAAATTCAGTAAAATGGTAGAAGCTAAGAAATCCATGAAGGACAAAAAAGAAAAGAAAATGGACGAGGCTGCTAAGCCAGACTTCTTAGATCTAGACAAAGACGGTAACAAAAAAGAGCCAATGAAAAAAGCTGCGGCCGACAAAGGTGGCGATAAGAAAGACGGCAAGAAGGGCATGACTGCCAAGCAGGAAAAATACTTTGGTAAGAAAAACGAAAGTGCAATGATGCCAAAAGGCAAAAAACGCCCTGTCAAAGAATCAGTTGAACCAGCATTGACTTTCAAAGACATGGTTCGTCTTGTGCAGGAAAGCGGTGGTCAACAACAGATCGATCCTGTTGACGCAGAACTTTTCAATTGGGCTCAACGTGTTGCTCGTAACAAACTAGGAGAAGGTATGAAAGCAGATCTTTATGCTGGCCTAATCTATGAGCGCAACGGCGGAGTATTTGAAATGTATGATGTTCTTTCTGAAAACCAAAAATAATCAACAATTTGGTAAACAAAAGCCAGTCCTTGGTTGACTGGCTTTTTTTATGAATATATAATGTGTAATTAGTCAGGAGAATACACATGACCAAAATCTACGGTCCAGAAGAAAAAGCCAAATTAGAAAGACTCATCAATGAAGGTGGAAACGTCCTGCGTGAAATAGAAGATCTCCAAGAAGGTCTAAAAGAAACTGTCAAAGCTGTGGCTGAAGAATTACAGGTGAAACCTAGCATTATTAACAAGGCCATAAAGATAGCACACAAAGACAATTGGAAAGATCACGAAGCCGAATGGAATGAAATTGAAATGATCCTAGGCGTCACCAAGCGTTTACCAGAATGATAGATTTATTAAGACCCACTGTTGATTGGATCAAGGATGACTGGAGTTCAAACAAGTTTCGTTTTATTATTGAGCTCCTTGCTTGGGCTGTGTCTGTTGGCTGTAGTGTCACGATGGCAGTCACAGTCCCTAATCCCCCTCTTCTTGTATTATACCCTATCTGGATCAGTGGCTGTGCTATGTATGCTTGGGCTGCATGGACTAGGCAGAGCTTTGGTATGCTGGCTAATTATATCCTGTTAACCACGATAGACAGCATAGGACTTGTTAGACTGCTAAGTAGTTAAATAAAGTTAGATGGTAGGCGAGGCCAGAAACCGCAGATTGGTATTTGTGAGCCGTAAATCACATAGGAGAAAAATTTGAGTTATGTTGACGCATTCTACGATCGCGACGACGACATGATCCGTGTTGTTGAACGTGATGACCAAGGCCAAAGGCATTATAAAGACTATGCGGCCAAACATATTTTCTATTATTACGATCCCAAAGGCAAGTATCAATCAATCAAGAGTGAGCCACTTAGCCGTGTCAGTTGTAAAAATGTAAAAGAGTTGCGCAAAGAACTTGCCATACACTCTAATAAAAAACTCTACGAATCAGATATAAATCCAATCTTTAGATGTCTTGAAGATCATTATCTCAATGTGGATGCTCCAAAACTCAATGTGGCATTTTTCGATATTGAGGTAGACTTTGATCCAGAGCGTGGCTATGCCAGCCCTGAGGATGCTTTCATGCCAATCACTGCGATTGCTGTTCATCTACAGTGGATGGAGACCATGATCTGCCTAGCTATTCCTCCAAAGACATTATCAATGACTGAAGCTAAGAAGATCGTAGAAGAATTTCCCAACACCATGCTGTTTGAAAATGAAGCAGATATGTTAGATACTTTTTTGGATCTCATACAAGATGCTGACGTGCTAAGTGGTTGGAATTCGGAAGGATTTGATATTCCTTACACGGTCAATCGTGTTATCAAAGTTCTCAGCAAAGAAGATACCAAGCGTTTCTGCCTATGGGACTGCTATCCAAAGAAACGAGAATATGAAAAATATGGCAAGACTGCTGTGACCTATGACTTTATTGGTCGTGTGCATCTAGACAGTCTTGAACTATATAGAAAATATACCTATGAAGAACGTCATACCTATCGATTAGATGCCATAGGCGAGATGGAGATTGGAGAAAACAAAACTGTTTACGAAGGCACATTAGATCAACTATACAACAATGACTTCCGTAAGTTCATTGAATACAACAGACAAGACTGTGCTCTATTAGATAAACTAGATAAAAAATTACAGTTCTTAGACCTCGCTAACAAGATCGCCCACGAAAACACAGTGCTGTTAGCCACTACTATGGGTGCTGTGGCAGTGACTGAACAGGCCATCATCAACGAAGCACATCGTAGAGGTATGATCGTTCCTAATCGCAAAAAAATGGAAGAACACGGTGAAACACAGGCCGCCGGAGCATATGTGGCTGTGCCAAAGAAGGGCATACATGAATGGATTGGTTCGTTGGATATCAATAGTCTGTATCCCTCAGCTATTCGAGCCCTTAACATGGGCCCCGAAACCATCGTGGGACAGTTACGCCAAGACGGCACTAAAGATTACATCGCTGCAGAAATGGGCAAAGGAAAATCCTTTGCTGCGGCTTGGGAAGGAGTTTTTGGTTCCGTAGAATACACAGCCGTGATGAATCGAGAAGTAGGCAGAGACATTACCATAGACTGGGAAGGTGGAGGCAGTGATACTCTAAGTGCTGCTCAAATCTATGATCTGATATTTGAATCAAATCAACCATGGATGATTTCAGCCAACGGCACTATATTCAGTTATGAAGTCGAAGGCATTATTCCTGGCCTGCTGGCACGTTGGTATAAAGAACGCAAAGAGATGCAGGCCAAACTCAAAGAATGCATACAAGCCGGAAATAAAGTAGAAGAAGAATATTGGGACAAACGTCAGTTGGTCAAGAAGATTAATTTGAACAGTCTCTATGGTGCTATCCTTAATCCTGGTTGTAGATTCTTTGATAACAGAATCGGACAAAGCACAACACTCACAGGTCGCCAGGTCGCTAGGCACATGGCATCAAAAGTCAATGAAATTATAACCGGAGAATATAATCATGTTGGAAAAGCTATTATCTACGGTGATACTGATAGTTGTTATTTTTCTGCTTATAAGACGCTTAAGAAGGATATCGATTCGGGCGCGATCCCGTGGTCAAAAGAAACAATAACATCTTTGTATGATCAAATTGGAGAAGAAGTTAATAAAACTTTTCCTAAATTTATGCAAGATGC